AGCAACTTGATTTTTAAATACCTGATATTCAGCTTCTAAAGCATCATATCTAAGGTGCTCTATATACCATCCTCCCCCTGCGGAAAGAATAGCTATAAGTAGTGAAAATATCAGGTTGTAATAGATCATTTTGAAGTTGTAGGTGTAGTCATTGCCGTCATTTTCTCTTGAGATCTGCCAAATGAGGTTATTCCTAGAACCGCACCCATTGCCAAGTGAAAAAACCCTGCGCCTTGCAAAGTCAACGGATTCCATTGGTCATCAACCTTCCCCTTGCCGTAGACCTGGATGAGTGACCAAAACACCGGAAAGATCACAAAATCACAGAAACAGACAACCATATACATCCAACCCATGCAAGGTCTCCATTTGGAGTTTAACCATCCTGTATCGTCAGAGTCGTTTGTCGAAGATGTTTGGTTCAGTCCTATCATGGGCAGTATTTAGGTAGAAATCCTGTTTCTTGAAAAATCTTTAAACATTCCATCTCAACCGAGTTAGCCTGAAATTTTCTTTTAAACTCAATATGCGCTCTGTCCCCTTTGAGACTTTCCTGATAATCTTGTCGAATGTAATACATCAAACTAAAACAAGTGAGTGTAAAAACGAGCACTGCGATACAAATTGCAACCTTAAACTGGAAATCTTCTTTATCAGCCTGAAGTTGTATACGTTCTTGTTCGTCCTTTTTTTTTGCGCTTTGTCAAACTTAGACTTGTCTGCCATTAGCTTAGATCGTTCCTCTTGGAAGTCTGCCCAAAGTGATCCTAATTCTGGAGGGGCTTCCCATGTAAGCATTGTTCTGAGGTCTGCCTCGGCTTGTTCAAGTCTTTTTCGTCTGAGTACGTTGTCAAGGGCAATGGCTTGAAGACTTTTGTTTTTAGGCGGGTTTTTCTCAATTTCTTTTGCATACTCAATTGCCTTTTCTTGATGTTCAAAAAAAGAACCAAGACCGTCTGCGATCTCAGTAATAACCCCAATTGCCTCTTTACCGACTGATTTAGCTTCCTTGTAAAAAGCAACTCCCGATTTAACCGCACCGAGAGCCATCATCGCTAAAGTAAATGGATCTATGATTGCACCTACTTGGAGATAGCCCAACCATGCGAGGCTAACCAAAGATAGACTAGACCGGCAAATGCTGCGGACATTAGACCGCTGAAAGTAAACTTACCAAAGGCAGCGAATTGATCGTTTAGCCATTCTTTTAAGGCTTCTTTCGCAGCCTCTTTCAGTACATTTGGGTCTATTTCTGCCATGATTTACTCGTATTGAATGTTGACTGATCCTGCATCAAAAGTGTCTGTTCCGTTAACTGTTGTTATACGAACCATATTAAGAACTCCAGAAAGAGTTACTGATCCTGCGGTATAACCTAATTGAGCAATTGCAGAATTACCAGTTAACAATGTAAATGTCCAAATATTTGATGAAGAACTAAGCAAAGCAAAAGTGCATATTCCTTGAATAAATGCTCCCGCTGAAGCATTATTTGCTATATCAGCGCCACCACCAGATAAATTAGCAGGAGCAACAGCGTTTACAAAGTTAGTGTATGTTCCAACATATCCAGATGTTGTTGGAACTCCACCAGTACCTAATTGTATTCTTGGTAAACTTGTACCACTTGTGCTGAATCCATTAAGCATAACAGTAATACGCTTAACTCCACTAGGAATACCAGTATAGTCAATATTTGTTCCAGAAGTACTTGCTACTGGTGTTCCAAGGTTAGGTATACCAACCGTATTAGCGTTTGAACCATCAAGGACGATAGCCATAGTAACCCCTTATGCGTTAGCAGTAATAGCAGACTGAACCGGTGCAATTGCAGCGACAAGTTGTGCGGTTGTTGTAGATGCAGTAATCGCTGATCTAGCCGTTGTGAGTGCGGTAGTCCAATCAGAGTCTGCCATCACGTTTGACATTCCAATCCCTGCTTTGTTTGCTCTGTGTTGTACTTCAGCATAAGCCATTGCGTTCAACTGATTTGTAGCTTCTGTTTTAGCTTTGGTCATGTCAACTGTTACAGTTGTTCCGCTTAGTGTCCATGCGTTAAAGAATAAAGCATCATCGCCTTGGGGTAGTGTTGAATCATCAACGATTACCGCACCGGCAGGAGCATCTTTAGTTAAGACGGTTTCAATGGGTAGTTCGCCAGTAGGGACGCAGACCGAAACATTTCCGCTTGTGTTTGTATATACGATTACTTGTGACATTTTTTATTCCTTTTAGTTTCCAAAGATTGCTGCACAAACATAAGTTGAATCATAGTTTGTACCTGTTGCACCATTTGTAGTATTTAATCTAAATACTGTAGTTGTTGGAGCAGTTATTGTTACACCTGTACTGCTTGTAAATACTTGAACAATTTGTCTTGATGGAGCTGGACTTGCGCTTGTTGATGCAATACAAGAATAATTTATATCGTTTGTTGCATTTGTCATTGTTACACTGTAATCCCCTGTTCCGTTTCTTGTAACTGAAGAAACATTGTAAGAAGATGCAATAGTTCCAGTAGAACCGGCAAACTGAACCCAAGCCAAAGCATTAGTCGTAACCCCGTTTGATTGGACTTTGATTAATCCTGAACCATCGGCAGTCTGTGTTATTCCTGTTCCAGATACGGCATTTATAATATTCATTTTGTTTTATCCTTATCTGAAGACTTTTAATAAAAATATTTTTATTTTTGTCATTGTTAGCCTTTAACGGAAAATTGAAGCCGTACAATAAGTTTGATCTAATTGTCCAATTCCAGTATATGTAATTAAAAAATTAGTCGCAGAAGATGTTTGTGTTCTACTTAAATTCTGTTGAGCTACAAATGCACTTGAAGATCCTGCTCCAACTGCGGTTGTAAAAATTGCAGCATAATTTGCATCAATTAAAGCATTGGTCAAATTAATTGTGTAATCTCCAGTTCCATTTCTAACAACTGAACTAACATTAAAACTAGCACGAACTGTTATAGCACTAGATACATAACCAAAATTTACCCAAGCCCTGCAAAGCGTACCAACTTGTGTACCCGATCCATCATTAAATTGTGTAGGTGTGCCAGTCGTACTTGACTGAACTACATCCATTAAACCTGATCCATAACTCATAATTAATCCTTATAAAATTACCCAACGACTACCGCTAGGAATTGTTATTGTTGCGCCAGAATTGATTGTGATCGGGCCAGTACTGCTTGCGCTCTTTCCTGTTGGTATTGTATAAGATGTAGTAATAGTTTGACTATTTATTACAAATACTGTATCCGTACCACCACCGGTTGCCGATCCACCGCCTAAAGTCCATCCTGAACCGTTCCAAGTCTCTACGTTGTATAAAGTAGAGTTGTATCCCATCTGACCTAGTACCGGACTGGTTGGTCTTGTAGACGTTGTCCAGTTACTCAGTAATATGCCATTTGCCCCGATTGTTGTTCCTGCCATGTTCGTTCCTTATGGGGTTGTTGCACTATATACAGATCCAAGAGTCTTCCAGTTTCCGTACTGATCCAAGGAAGCTATCGGAGTGCCTTGGAAATAGAAAAATAGCTTACTGTTAGATTCCGATATCGTGTAATCAGAAAATGAGAAAGATTGGGGCGCATCTGTCTGAACATCCCAGATCAGATTCATATTCACATCATAGACTTGCTGACGGTAAGAGCCTGAACCGTAAGCCTGACAACTGCCAATTCCATCGAGAACAATAGGATTGGTGTTGAGAGTTGTTAAAGTATCATCCTGATAGGTATTTTTGAATGTTGTTGTGCCTGGGATGTAGTAATAGACAAATCCCCCTGCCAATGGGCCACCATTGGAATTAAAGAATTGTTGCCTACCGTTTGGGATTATTCCACTCATATATCAATCCTTTTTGTTCTCTCTGAGGTTCAGTATGCTAGGACGTTTAGCATTTTTTTGCATGTTCTTTTCTGTTTCAGTCGCTGCTTTATTTAAAGCATTTTGAAGCGAACTTTCACGAAAAGACGTACCCAAATTTTTACCAACATAACCACCGGCAGCAGCAACATAAGGATTTCCACCGCTAATTACGCCTCCAACTGTAGTGCCTACTGCTGCGCCAATCTTCGGTGCATGACTTGCAAGCATTTCAATTCGTTGCGCTTGAGCTGCTCCTCCTTCATACCCATGAATCCCAGGCATGATGTGACCACCAACATTTAAAACATGATAGTTTCTAACTTCACTAGGACTAAATGTTTCAGCAATCTTTTCTCCAACGACTGAGTTAAGCATTTTGTTTACATCGTTTTGATTCCAAACTCCTGCCCTTCCCCCTCCTGCATTATATACTTCACGAGCTAAAGCACCATCTATTTCAGCAAGTGCAGACTTGGCAGATTTGCGTAAACTCTCAGGCACTGGAGGTAGACCTTCAGGTGCACCTCTAACTATACCTTTGGACAAATCTTCCAATGTTCCTCTAACATGCCTCCATTGATCTTTGCGTAAATTGTTTAATTTACTAGGTATCTTTTCGTTTGGAGTTGTTGACTTAACAATACCATTTTGATCAGTTTCACCAAATAACTTTTTAAGACCTTCAGCTTCATAAATGTGTTGTTCGGCTTGATGGATTCTGTCACCAAGTTTATATAACTTTGGATCTGCAACTTCGGCAATATCACGATCAATAGCTGAATTAATGTCTGAAATTGTGCTTGCTTTCTCATGTGTCCATGAGGCATTTATACGTTTTCTAACTGCGTCAAAGGCAGAAACAGATCCAGGAGGATATACATTCCCAAATTTATCAGCAAATCCTACTTCTTTTGCAAGTTTAATAAGTTCGGCAGCGCCTTGAGCAACTTCAGTAGTTCCATGTAATTTTAAAGAAGCGTTCCATTGTGGATTTTTTAGCAAAGTATCAACATGATTTGTTTCAATTGGAGTATCTCCAATCTTATCTTTTGCATCTTTAAATATTGTTTGTTTAGCCTCTTGTAAAAATCCTTTAAGGCTTGTAGGTTCTTCCGCACCAATTTCATGTTTTCCGTAAAAAACATCATTGATTTTCATGCCTCTTTGTTCGTCATTGGTAAGACTAGGAGATGCCCCAGTAGCTTCGATCCGCTTTTGAGCAAAATCAGACAAAGCATTTTGTTCTTCAGCAATTTGTTGCCTTAACAATTCACCTTTTGGTGTTCGATCTGGGTTTTTAGCTTCTTGATGCTCGTTTCTTAAAGTATTTTCGTTTCCAGTAATTACACCTTCACGAACTCTACCGTTAGGATTAATCGTACTTGCCACTTCAGATCTAATATTTTGCTCACGAACTGAAGCATCTTTAGGAGATTTTGAAAGTTTGTAAGCAGGGAATAATTCTCTATTAGCCTTTTCTTCGCCTGTAATTTCACCGGCAAATGGATTGTTTTGTGCTTTTGCTGCGCCTGTTGATCCTGCCATTACCTCGCTAGGTTGGGCAATTTCAGTTTTCATTGGAGGAGTTGTAACCTCTTTAAACTCTTGGGCTAACTTAGCACCTTGATTTAATGCTGCACCTCCAACTTTACCAATTGCTTGACCTACAGGTTTACCGGCTGCCAAAGTCAAAGAATTAATGTAACTTTGAACGTCCCCAGTTGGAATTCCTGTCTTCTCGGATATATACTGCGCCCCTTTATTGATATTCTCACCAATAAAGTTTAGAGCATTTTGAGACAATTCATTCTTATAAGCAGGAGTTTCGGTAACTCCAAAAGTCTTACCAAAAGGTTTTTCAAGAGCACCAGTAACTTTAGCCGATGTTGCTTGTGCTTGTTGATCGTTTTGTTGCAACGCTCTAGCTACGTTGTATGTTATTGGCCCAGCAATTCCAGGCAAAATATTACCAACTGTTACGTCTGCCAATGATGAAAGACCAATACCTAAGTCTTTTAAGGCATTGATTCTGTTTTGATACATCTTTTCCCCTGCGTTCATCTGTCTTGCAGGATCTTGAACGACTGGCGCAGTCTGAGTTACTTGAGGGGCTTGTTGGACAACTGGAGCTACAGATTTAGCTTGACTTGGTGTTTCTCCTACATCTTCTAAGAAACTGGCAAAGTCTGAGGGAGTTGATTTGACTTGTGCAGACGGTTGATAAATGGCTTTAGTTCCATTCTCATGCTGAACAATTCCGGCAGATATTTGATGACGAATTAAAGGGTTGCTTAAATCAATCTTTTGATTTGGATCAAGTCCTGCAACTTTTGCAACGTGAGCAATATAAGCATTTGTGTCGTTCTCACTAGGAGGTGCCCATTTAAAGATTACATCCGCTAAAGTGCTTACACCTTTTTTTCCGTAACTTGCTAAGTTCTTATCAAGTGCTGCAAGTCCTTCCTCTGGAGTTTTGTACTGTGCCAACTTTCCACCAGGCATGAGTGCGCCTGGATTGTTATTCCTGATCGGTGCAGGAACATTTTTAGATTGAGGCTTTTCAGTCTCAACGTCATCAAGAAAATCAGCAAATGTTCCCATTACAGACCGCCTGTGTTAACTAATTTTTGAATAACTTCGTGCTTGTCTTTGAATTCTTTTAATAGTTCTTTCTTTTTCTCAGCAGACATTCCAGGAGTTATACCAGCTAATTCATCACGTTTCTGCTTTTTCTGCTCATCCGTCATTGTCTTATCTTCGTGATGATTCATCATTTCAAATAATTTACTGTCTGCGTTATCACCCCAGATCTTCTTAAATGTGTCCATGTTATTTGCGCCATAACGCTTAATAAACTTGGTTGCTGCGTCCGTCTGAAGATCAAGATTCTTCATGTCTGATTTTGCTCGTCTTCCAATGTTTAAGAGCACATCTGGATCATAGACTTCACTTCCGTTTGCATGAGCCTGTAAAGCCTGTCCTGCAACCGTATCCATTGAACCACCGGCAGCTTTTAGATTGGATATCTGCATATTTGCAATGTCTTTTGACAATTGCTGATACTTTGGATCTGCAACCATGCTACTTGCGTATCGAATTCCTTTATTTGCAAGATTGACTGCACCACCAACTACAGGCAAATCACCGCCTGGAATCCGCATTGTTTCCTCTTTGACCTTTTCAACTTGTTTGAGCATTTCATCCAAGTTTCTACGGTCTGTGACAAGGTTTTTCTTTCTGTCAATTAAACTACTGACGTATTGACCGCCTTCTTGAGTCTTTGTATCCTCATTTGGCAATGGTGCGTAATTAGTTCCAGGTTGACGAACAGGGAACATCAATTGAGATGCCACTGGGTCTTGAGTTTGTGGAGGTGCGCTAGGAAACTGTCCAGAAGGTGTACCAGGTGCGCCAGGAGCTAAGTTGGTCTGTTGTTGTGGTTGATTAGGATTAGCAAACTGTACAGGGTTTAAAGTCTGTGTAAGTGCGTTGTAAACAGACGGAGGTTGTCCATTTGCGCCAGGTTGTAAAGTACCAAGTATTTTGTTTATTTGATCTGAATTAGTTTGAGTTGCAAATAATTCTTGTTCAATAAAATTATGATAAGCATCTTGATCTTTCTTTTTGTCTCCTGTTGGAGTAGGAGCCATTCTTAAATGTAAAAGAGCCTCATCTGGAGTTAATACACCTTCAGCAATTAAATTAGCCATTTCTTTTGCGTGTTCTTCAGGTGTGACTGTTCCACCTTTTTTAATTTTTTCAACTAATCCACCCAAACGCTGACCAGAAATAGTGTTCTTTTGAACCAAATTTCCTAGTTTTTTGCTGATATTTTCTTGTTGAGTTCCTTGTTGACCAAGTAAAGAAGTAATTGTTGGTGCTAAATTAGTCGCTGCCTCTGGAGACTTGGAAAGCATACTAATAACACCAGGGATATTTACATTTCCGTTTTCGTCCGTGTTTTGTTGGATAGCTTTGGAAGATGCTTTATTTAACGCAATCTCTTGTTGAAGTTGCTGAAGTTGAAGATCGCCTTGTTGAACCGCAATATTGTTCTTTTGCAAGTTCATAAGATTATTCACAAACCCACCGAAATCGGGAATGTTTTGTTTTGTAGGGATTATTGAGGCATCTATTGGCATATTTTTATCCTTAAACTAAACCGATTAATGCAGCTATATCAGGACTCATACCATAAACAGATGCGTCTGTTGCAGCACCTCCTGCGCCCCCTAAACCAGTTAATCCAGACCATAACTTAGACCCTGCATTTGATAATGCGGTATTCATTCCCGATTTAGCACCAAGAGAATAAATTCCTGCTCCACCTAATCCTAATTGCATCAAGCCATTTACCGCATTTGATTGAGCATTTCCTGCTGCAACTTGTCCTGCTGCGGTTGCATTTGCTCCACCCATTAGAGTATTTCCTACGCTTTGTGCGTTTTGCATACCCATTGTGCCAAGTCCGGCAGCAGCGTTTTGTCCCATTCCTACACTGTTCATGTAGTTATTAAGGTAATTCTGATAATTGCTTTGAGCCAATCCGGTTGTGTATTGTTGCAACCCTTTTTGTTGCGCCCCAGATAAATTCTGACCAGTCGCAGATTGTTGATTCTGTAATTGTTGAAGTCCTTGATTTAGGGTAAATTGATAGCCTGGTACGTTTTGTAGTGCAGTTTGTATCCCTGCGCTACCTTGTGGGCCAACCCCTAAAAGGTTCATAAGTTGAGGCATTGCGGCAGTACCAAGTCCCATGTAAGGAGACATATTCTGCTGATTTGTCTGAAATTGCTGATTTTGTAGGTCGGCAGCATAATTTGCTGCATTTGCCTGAGTTTGGGCAGCGGATTGGGCAGCTTGAGCCTGTTGATTAGCCCCTGTCAAATCTCCAACCAAACCACCAATTGCATTAGTAATAAACGACATTATTCTCTCCCCATCATTACCATAGACCGATAAACACCGTCTCTAAGGTAAGCCTTGCTAATCCTACCCTCCTCGACAAATCCGCACCGTAGTGCCAATTTTAACGCAGAGGTGTTCCATTCACCAATAGTTCCAAGGAACTTTCTTGTTCCTTTTTGCCTCATTTTCTCAAGACAATCTAAAAAGAAAGAATCTACTCCTTTTGCCCCTTTCAACATACAAATGTGAACCTCGTACATTGTCGGAGTTGAGGGTCTAAACATCACAAAACCATGCGTATTTGTGTAGTAAATCTCGCTCTCTTGATACCCAAAATTCTCTTTTTTAATTCCGTCAACCTTAACCCACTTCCAAACCCTGTCATCTTGCATGACCGATTCAATAAAATCTTTCACAAAATGATCCATCTTGAGCCACTTGGAACGGTAATTGTCACCCCTGAACTGATTGTTACCGGCCCTGCTGAGTGAGCAGAATACCCACTTGGGATTGAATAAGTCGTGCCAATTGTCTGATTATTAACAAAAATACCGCCTGATGCACTCAAAATAGGCGCAGTACTACCACTAGGGTAAGTACCAGAAACCGTTAAATTACCAGTTATGTTTAAAGAACCAGTAGTCGGTACTAAAGTATCGGTAACTGCATTTTCGTTGATAGCCATGTTATACGTCCGTTGCGCCTTGGTATTGACTCATTGTTTTTAACACTTCATAGATTGCAGGGAGCAGATCACCCTTTCCTGCTATATCAGCTAATCCAATGTAATGAGCGTGTTCTTGGACTGTGCTCATATTAGATTCTCTAGCATTTTTGTCGTAATGGACTGCTACTTGGACTTGGATATTATCCTTGTTACCAAAGAAATTAGTCACTCTGGCGTATGCCTGTGGAGCAGGACTGCCAAATTGTGTTTGTGTTAAGTTTAGTTGTAATGCCATTATCCGACCTCTACTGTTTCTAATTTACAAACCCAATGTATTGTAGTGCTTGCTACACCAGTAGCATTGATACTAATTGCTTTGTTTGTATTATCTGCGGTTGCAGAAACTGCCCAAGTTGATGCGCTTGATGTATATCCTATTGTAATTACTGTTGGAGTTCCAACAAGAGCTACAGTTCCACTTGTATTTTGAATTGAACCTAATATTTGATAAGAAGCAGTATCATTTGTTGATGTGTTTCTACCAGTAATTAAAGCTCTAAAAGTGTACGCATAATTTGATGGAATAACTGCTTGATTTAATGTTCCTGCGGTTCCAGAATCAGCAGTCAAAACAACTAAAGTGGCAGATGTGCTTGTATTTCTAAGTGTGTAAATTCCTGTTTGAGCATCGCCTTGAGCAGAAAATTCACCAGATGCGTAGGCTTGTGCGCCTGTCACACCTCTAGTTATTGCTGATTTACCTCCTAAAATTGAAGACCAATCCCCAGATGCGGTGTTCCTATTACCGCTTGTACCTGCATCACCCCCACCACCTACAAAACTATAAGAGCCTGTTGCTTGGTTGTTTCCTCCTCCTACTACTACTCCATGCGGAGTGTAGAAGGATAAAGTTGCAGTTCCTGAACCAGATGCCACCTGAGAAAGTGTGAGTGAAGTTCCAGATATTGCGGAAACATAAGTAAAGTTAGATATGTATGTGCCAGAAATAATTTGACCAACTTTAATGGAAGCATTTGAACCACTAAGCGTAACTGCGGTAGTTCCATTCATTGTTGCAGATTGCGTTGTTACGGCTGAAGTAGCCGTTCCACTATTTGTGTAACCACCACCAATAAAGTTAAATACGCCACTTGCTGTATTTGAAATGCCACCAACTAATACACTATAAGTATTTCCTCCATTGGTGCTTGAAATTGTGTTTGAACTTCCACCACCTAAAAAAGAATAATTCCCTGAATTTGAGTTATATCCACCGCCACCAACAACGGCTTGGGTTGCAGAAGAAGAATTGCTTGTTCCACCCATGATCACAGAATAAGAAGCAGAAGCTACATTACCTGCAGAACCCCTACTTGTCTGCCAATCCACCGCATTAGCACCTCTAGCATTACCTCCTGTAGCAGTAGATGTAGTCTGTTGGGCTTGTAGTGCTCCTGTTCCTGCGGGTTGTAGGATTAGGTTTCCAGACTGATCCATCTCAATACCCATATTGCCATTAAATGACAATGATGGATAACCATATACAGCAGATGATGTAGTTACAGTATATGCCGTTGCAGAAGACCCAGTATTTAATTGAGCACCCCAAGCATAAAAAGTTCCATTTGCAGAACCTAAATACAAGTTAATAGTTGATGTTGTTGAACTTGTAGTTATAGTTGCGGAAACTCTTGTCCAACCACTAGCAGTAGTTGTTGCGGTTGTAGCATAACTTCCACTTGAGTTATCTCTAATAGCAACACTTACTGTTGTTGAAGTTCCAAATTTAATATAACAAGAGAATGTGTATGTTGTGCTAGAAATTATAGAAATAGCATTTTTATATACATTGTTGCCGTTAAAAGAAACGTCTGTCGCACTTGTAATTGTGCTTGCAGTTGTTGTTGAATCAGGTGCTACTGCCGTATTTTGTGTACTTGTTGCAGTACCAGAATTAACCCAACTTGTTCCTCCTATTAATTGTGAATAAGTTATTAAGTTTGATGGGCTACCTATTAAATTAGCAGTCTGTCCTGTAATAGTAGTAAACGTCCCTGCTGATGGTGTAGTACCACCTATTACTGTGTTGTCTATTGTTCCACCAGTAATTGCTACAGATGTAGCATTTTGAGTGGACATTGTCCCTAAACCAGTTATTGCAGTATTTGGAATTGTGGTTGATGCAGTCATTGCACCTGTGCCATTTCCATATACATAACCAGTAAGGGTAGTAGCTCCAGTTCCACCGTTACCAACCGCCACAGTTCCAGTTACGTTAGTAGCGTTTCCGCTAATGTTTCCTGTTACTTGAGAACCAGGCAAACTAAGTGCGCTAAGTGTCGTTAGAGTTGAATTGGAAGTTGCCGTAATATTTGCAGCAGTTCCGGTTGTATTCTGATTGAACGTAGGCCAAGTAAACGTACCAGTTGAGAAATTACCAGACTGAGGAGTTCCAAGGATAGGAGTAACCAAAGTCGGTGAAGTCGCTAAAGCTACAACCGTTCCAGAACCAGTCGTTGAGTAAGATGTACCCCAAGCACTACCAGTCGAATTTGGTATTCCTGCGCCTGGATAAACCATCGTAGATGACGCATTAATTGTGATTGCAGTTGAACCGTTATAAGTTGACCCACTGCTAAAAGTTACATTTGTTCCTGCCGTAAGGTTAGCTAAATTAGACCCAAGGGAAATCCCTGATATGGTCGAATTAGCCAACATCGTATTACTGACTACTCCTGTGCCTCCAGTATTTATCAAAATACCCGCTACGTTTGGCAATATTGAAATTGCAGATCCTGCAACTGGAGATGCTTGTAAAGTAGCCGTTCCGCTTACCGATCCTGCCCAAGTCAGTGCAGATAATCCACTAAGTGAAGTTGTCGTGCCTCCTAAACTAATAGAAGTCGATCCAATCGTAAGTGAACTGTTAGCCAAATCAGCGTTAACCAATGATCTAAATGTGGGAGTTCCAGACGATCCGTTTGGTGCAGCGAAAACCGTATTAGCCGTTTCACTTGCTAAAGTAGCCGTCAAAGTGCCCGAAGTTGTAACTGGAGAACCGCTAACAGTAAATATTGACGGCAAAGACAAACCTACGCTAGAAACCGTACCCGATCCTGTAGCTGAGAGTGTTCCCCCCGAGAAAGTCACTCCACTACCAATCGTTACATTTGAGAAACCACCCGATCCATTACCATAAAGTAAAGATGTGCCGGAAGTTTGGGGCGCAGGAGTATAAGTCAATGCCGTAGTTACATCGCTCGAAGTAAGCGTTACAACCCCAGTTCTAGAGTTAAAAGAAGTCACCCCAGGCACTGATTGAACGGAATACTTGATATTTCCCTGAGAAGTGACTATCTGCCAACCGCTTCCATGCGTATAAGTTAACTTGTCTTGTGCGCTGAGTTGGACGTAAATCAACTGATAAGGCGTGGAAGTATCAACCACTTCAATTGTGACGTTGGCTGCAACCGTATCGGTATTTAGCACCGACAACATATCAATATCCCTGGTTGCCCCAGATGCAGGAGCAGAGCAGATTGTGACCGCAGTTGTGCCGTTAGAGTTGGATAGTTGAGTCGAACCCTGATAAGTCGATAAAGTTTGATCTGAATAACAGACGATAACTTGCAGGGGATTGCTAGTCGTAGCTGCCCCTAAGAACATCTGAAGTGATCTATTTACTGTGTCAAGTCTTATCATCCATGCCTCGCAGAGAAAGCGTAACCAGTTGGAGAAGTTCCCCCTCCTGTCGCAGTAAGAGTGCCATTGGTGAAGTTAAGGTTTGCACCTATCGTCACCGGCTCTAATGCGCCACCATTACCGTAAATAATTCCCGAAACCGTTGTATCCAAGGTTAAAGTCGCATTTTGTCCAGGAACTACAGTTCCCGAAAATCCGTTAACCGGCTCAACCGTTAAATTAAAAAGTCCTTCGCTTTGAATTTGAGTCAAGTTCAAAGGAGGAGTATCTGGGCCTCCTGTCCTTTGATAAACCTGAACCAAAAACATCAACCATGTCTGATTTACCGATCCATCACCATTCAGGAACGGTACACCTAGATGTGGGAGATTGGAGGATAGATTGCTCATTTGTGATTCTGTGCAACGTCAACAAAAGCACCGTTCAGAGCAGTCTTCACCGGATCTGACCATTGCAATTGAAATACCCTATCTCTAGCCATTCCCAATCGCCACCAAGATATCGAAGTCAAATACTGTCCAGTCGTGCCCATCGTTTGACCAACTGGGTTGCCGTAAGTCTTTCCCCGATCATCTGACCAAGATAGATAAACGGTTGCCGGAGCATTGCCCGATTCCATTTCAGCGATAAATTGCTTGTATCTTAGACGGTTTGAATCATCGTCTTCGGTGTGGTAGAAACTGCGAACTCTCACAATTGGCCCACCAAAATCAGAATAATTGTTTTGATCTAAAACGTATAAATTGCCGTTTTGCCAGTCTCCAACTACAAGATTTCCGTTAGCAAAAGCAAAACAATTGCTCCGATGACGATTAAAATTACCATCATTGTCCGTCCATAACCACTCATTCCATTGATTGTTAGATAAGTCAAACACCCAAGTCTTATTAGCTTGTGGAAATGTCAATACATAAAAGAAGTGGCCATTTACTTCGTATGTATACCCAATAGCATCTGACAATTTACCGTAAGTCTGAAACTCTTGATCCATCGCAAAGGTAGAGATCTGAACCGCACCAAAGTTTTGACTACGGCAGACATAAGCCTGACCTTGAGGACTTTGAGCCAACCAGTAAACCTCACCGTCCATCTGAGCTATTGAATTAGTCGCAGCGCATCCATATTGAATAAATGAACCTGGGAGAATCTGGAAAGGAAAAGCAGTATTCCCTGCGTTAAACCAGACTTCGGAGGTAAATTCACCCAGTAAGTAAATATAACGTCTTGATATACCTATGCCAACCAAATTATCAGGTGAACCAGACTTAGAAGCGTAGTTAAGCGGGTCAAACTCTGCCGTGTTTACCAAGGAAATGTACCATTCCCGAGTGCCTGGATAGTTACAAACAAAGTAACCATCAACATAATTGACTTGATTTGAACCGTAAAAGCCTGGCTGATTGATGGTCGTGAACGTATTGGTCGTGATGTTGTAGTCGTATCCTGCGCTTGTTCCGTCAACAATCAACAAATCAACCTGATTGTCAACCATCGAAACAGTGCCAGTGGAACTTGCGAGAGTGCCAATAGGACTAAGAATCCAATCAGTGCTAATACTGTAAAAAGTGTTGCCACAAACACCATAAAGTTGATTATTACTTGCATAGTAAAGTCCTCTCCAAGATGTTTGACCCGAACTTGCTACTTTTGTCAGACCAGGCGTGGGATAGTGCGTAAAAGGAAACACCACCCCTTCAGGATTTTGCTCCATGTACAAATTAATGCACCGTTGCGCCCCTGCAATAATACTTTTGGTCTGGTAAGCACCAGTAGTTAGTGCTGCCTTTCCCATTATCCGGCACTACCAACGTAGAAATCTCCATAAATATTGTATGCACCAGACTTTCCTCTGAGTGCTACAGGCATGTGGAGAAGTGGAATTTGTGAATTGACTTCCTCAATCGCTCTCATGGATGCCTCTGCATATCCTGTGAGTTCTGGAGTAATCGGTAAACCATAAATAACACAGATAATTCGAGCTAAGTTCCATTGCATCGCTGAAAGATACTCTGGAGGCATGGTTACAGTATCCGTAATCGTTTGAAAAGCCTCCAACTGTGTCATCACAGTTAGGAATATCTCATACTGATTATTAGGTACAGGCCAAACGTAAATAGTACCGAGTGGGTAACCTGTGTTGTAGTAAATATACTGAGGAAAAGCGTTTAATTTCTTAATAGATATGCGGTTGTAATCCTCATTAGCCCTTAAGACTTCCAAAGGATAGTCAACAGGCAAAGGACTACCAGATTGCATCCTAAAGAACGCTGATTCTAGTTTGACTGGACGAGTAATGTTGAAATCACCACCAGTTCCGATTGTGTATGAGATTTGTCCTGTAGCAACTTTAGAAGTCGTTACCAGGTTATACACCATGTAGCGTCTGCGTTGCCATTGGGCAAGCATCATGTTTAACTGGTTGAAACAATCATTAATGTCGGTTGCGTTGGGAGTCTGACCAACACCAATGACGTTTGCTATTTTTAACGCTTGAGTGATTAGATCAGAGGGAGTTGTCGGCAGCGGTTGAGTCATTTTTTGGTCTGCCCCTCTTAGTTTCTTTTTGCTCTGGAACGGTTAAAACTTGTGCTTCTTCTTCAGGATTCTGAACAAGATGTTGCTTCCCAAGTGAGTCTGTGACCCACTTAGGAAACTCTACGAAAGTGTACACAGGAGTAACCAACTTACCCCTGTAGTATTGCTCAATTGCCATTAGACAATGTCAGGAACAATACATGACCACTCAGGACGAATCGCTGCGTAGCCGTACAAAATATCCATACGAGTAATCAAGGAGTCAGACATTACATCATAAGCCTCAATCATACGTAAGGAGATGCCATCAAACTGAGCACGTGCAGCTTGCACAACACCGGCAGTAGGCATTTCCAAATCAGCAGTTGCCAATGTGAAAGCCTCTGGGAAGTATGCAATGTTTTGACGATAGCTAGATGATGCAGGCATTACCAAACTGATCGCTGCTGAGTTAGCAGGAGATGCAGTTACTGTATTAAACGCTGCGGGAGCAGGAGTAATAGCAGGATAGATTGGTATGCTTGTAGCACCAGAGTTAACGTTTGCAGTAACAACGAATTGACGTAGTTGACCTTGTGAGTTACCTGTCAAACGGTTGATTGCATATACACCGGCAATAGTGATAATGTCACCTTGGTTCAATGTACCTGTGATTGCGTTAACTGTCAGAGTTGTACCTGTTTGGCTTGCACCGTTAACAGTACCGGCAGAGAACGAACCTACTGTGTGAACCAGAGTAGTTTGATCATACATCCAGTCAAATCCGAGAGTATCTCTAGTGATAACACCAGTTTCATAGTTCTCAGCAATTTTGACTTGAGGATTGAACAAACCGGCTAAAGAGCCAACTGTACGAGCTTGAGTAACTGGATCAAGAATAATCTTACGATCCATTCTTGGTGACAAGTTTTGATCAAGAGCAGAACCGGCAGTCAACCATGTTGTCGCATTTGGACTAGAGAGGGTAGAACCGCTCAAGTTTGGTGTGATGTTGGCTGATTGTGATGCTACGTTCATCAAGTCTGCTGCAACGTAAGCTGCCAAACGGTTAACCGCAGGAGCAAGAATACGCTCAGAGAAGTCATCCAATTGCATTGTTTTCTCAGCAGTACCGAAAGAAACAGGCACGTTTGCTTGTGTTGCCACAGTCAAAGATGTGTTCTGCTCGTTAGTACCTTGAGGAGTAATTGCAGGGCCAGTTGTTACTGTGTAATCGTTAGGTAAACGAACACGCAGAGTTGAACCAATTTTTGCTCCTGTACGAGCAAACTGATCGTCATATTGACGGCTTACAGTGCGTAAAAACGCATTAGACTGAGTAAATAATCTCACAGCTTCATTTGTGATCATATTTATCGTCAGAAGTGAATTAGTAGTCATGTTGAACTACCTCCTTATGAACAAAAAGAAATGAATTGTCTGTCTTGCGACAAACTCCTAATTTCCCCTGGCCTATGGAGACTATCTTTAACGGCCCAACACAACTATTTACGGCTAGTTTCTGCCTGTACCCGATTCTAATGCGTTTTTTTTAACTTATCAACTAATCAACGCTTTTTTCTAGCAGTTTGCCTTCTCCAAGCAATCCAAGCCTCGGTATCGTTGATTGAGGGTTCTGCGCCCCCAGTAGTCCGTCCAGACGAACCGCCTGTAACTTCACCAACTGGAGCAGGGGCACTAGACTTTTGTTTGCTGAGTTCTTTAGCTGCTTTGCTAGATAATTTTGTCAACTCAATCCCTAATTGCATAGGACTTAGCCCTGCAATCCTGATAGCCTCGTTTACATTCTCAGACTTACCCAAATATGTAATGACTTTCTCAGGATTGGGAACTTCGGCTAAAGCATGGAGAAAGTCGTTTCCTCCAACCCCTGCCAACTGTAAATTTTGAACGGAACGGTCGTAATCCTGGCCAAACTCCTCTTTTGCGTTTCTCTCAATCTCATTCATTTTGTTAAGGAAAGTCTGCTCTTGAAGACGCTGATTAGCGATCTGAGTAGCCAATTCCTCGACATTTTGCTGAGGTTGCTGATAGGTTGGTTGAGGTTCTTGAACTTGGGTTTGAATCTGAGCCTTGAGGGCAGCGAGTTGTTCGGCTGCCGAGTTCTTGGCTGCTGCAAGTTCACCCATCCGTTTTCTAGCCCACTCGGGTAGATCGTGATAGGAGTTGTCTTTGGCTTCAGGAGCTTTCGCCTCTGGAGTTTGCTGATTGGCATTGGTTGCGTCAGCTTGTTGAATAGTTCCTTCGTTTACTGGTTGGTCAACGGTTGTTGTTTCCATTTTTATCCTGTGATAGTTGGGATTTCTGCTTGCAAATACTGTGAGGGGTCTATGCGGTCAGGATTGAAGTCTTTAGCAGGATTGTCAGCGCCTTCTATCTCGCTCACCATCTTGCTTGTGATTTCACCCATCTGCACAGGGTTCACATCCGTAATTAATGCTTTCAACCTTTCAGTTTCGGCCTTGAACGCACTAATTAAACTGTCACGCTCTTTCTCTAGACGAATCGCTAAATGATTCAATGCGTCCATATCCAAGCGTTGTTTCTCCATCTTCTGATCAATGGATTTATCTTGTACTTGCTGAGTCAGCGCAGCAATAACTTGTTGAGCCTGTTGTAGTTGAGCAGTCAATGCTTGTTCTGTCTCGCTCGGGCCAGTTCCTAAAATTGCAGGAGGTATCCAGTTCCTCATCCGTTCCTGAAGTTTGTCAGCGTTAGGGAAGTCTGCCGATCCCATGTAAAGATCACCGATAACCTGAGCTAACTGAGGTTGTTGAGCAATCATTTGAGACATTGCAGAGAAAGCCTCTTGTCTTCTTGTATCGTAATTAGATCCAGATTCAGCGACTACGTCATAAGAACCAACCGAGGGGTTGAAGATAGTGGAGACTTTGGCCTCGTCTTTGTCCTCTTGTTGTTTAAAGGCTTCCTTCAGATTAGGGTCGATCATAATCTGTTGTTCTTCACCGTCTTCACCCAAAATACGAACAATTCTCTTTGTGTCGTAAATGTGTGGGATTAGGTCAATCAGAATCTTGCCTGTGAACTGAATCGCCATGTTTTGCATATCTTGGAAGTGGTAAGTAACCCTTTCTCCCTGATATTTGCGCTTGTCAATTGCTACCCCTGAGAGTTCCTGTCCTTCAGCACCAAAACTTTGTTGGTATTGGCCCGAAGTCATCATCATCTCATTTTCAGCAGTCTGCATACCTTCCATGTAAACAGGAGCAGACATAGGAGCTTGCGCTCTCTCTGGTCTTGGGATTGGGTTTCCGTTCTCATCCGCATGGTTATATGCTAAATAAGCATGGTTCTCGGTGTTGGCAGTTGCCCAGTAATTCTCTAATCCTTCAATAGCTTCAACTGGCGCAAGGTAAGGAGTTTTTGACTGTAGAGCACCGTATTCAAGTGCAGCGGAGGCATTGTAGTTATACGATCTTTGTGCATCCTTCATATAACGAACCAAACCCTTACGGTCTAATTTGCCATCAATCTGCATTTCCTCGCCTGGTACTCGGACGATTGGAATGTACTTTCCTGCCCAGATTCCTTTTTCTAATACCTTGTTCCCACCGATTAAATACTTGTGGATAACGTGCTTATCAATACGTCTGCGCTCAATATCCGCACCTATCTTAATAGCCTCGTTCAGCATCTTGACTTCTTCTTTAGTCATGGATGATTGACGCTCAAACTTCAATGAGCCATCAGCTTGAGGTATAGAGTAAAGCCATTCTTTTTTAATTTCTTTTTCGTAATATGTGGCTAAACGAACCACATCTTTAGTCACCCAGGACTGAGAGCCTCCTGCATCCACCATTGGCACATTCTCACCAGGGAAACGTCTCTCAAACTCTGTCCTTGGCATATCTTCATAGATAAACCCAAATTTAGCGTCTGAACCGTCCCTTTTCTTAATGTGAGGATCAAGGTAAACAGACATAGCATCAGGGACTTCCCTAATATATATTTCTTGGTCAAAGGTTGAATCGTCTGCGTATGCGGTCGTAACTGTCCAAAATCCTATTCCCCCACCAACTTGTTGTTCCGCTGCCATATCGTAGGCAGTCTTAGCGTTGGATATATATTCAATGTGACGTACCAGTCCTTCGAAAATCTCCGCTGCCTCGTAAGTGGCCTCGTCATTGGTTGGATGAACCGAAACGCTAGGTTTATTTTCTTTTAAGTTATTAACAACGTGCAACCAATGCGTGTGAACCTTGTTAATAGTGATCATCGGCTGAGTATTTAGCCTACGTCTGGCCTTTACTGCCGGTTCCCATTGGTCTTGATTGTCAGAATCAGCAAACAAAAATCTCATATCCTCCCTGAATCTTTGTCTGGAGGCTTGTTCCCAATCTAAACAATGTTTGAAATTGTCTTGCGCTCTGCGTACTATTTCTTCTTCGGTTGTTGCCATAGTTACATCCAATATCCAGGGGTATTATTAGAATTAAACTGTTTTTTCGGTGAAGTTTGCGGTTTTTTCTCAACTTTTGACCGCAAAATCGCAGGAAACAGCTCGGTTAGCACCCAAATCCACGCATCTGCACGATTTGGTGACTTAGACCCATTGTAACCATTGGTACTGAATCCTCCAAGTTCCTCCTCCAAATCTACGAACCTTCCTACATGCCTGATCTTTCCTTGCTCGTATAGTGGAGCAAACGGCTCTGCCCTGACCATCTTTGATCGTGTGGCAAGTACCGACTTGTAATTAGTCCGAGGTCGTGATGCCTGGATAACCATTTCAACCATCGCCCCACCATAATTATTTTCTCCAACCACTATGTCTGCGTTATGTCTATCAAATGCGCTTGTTGCCACCTTACCCCAAGTTGCAGGGCCGGCTTTCACCGTACAGTCTTCCAGTAAGTATGCGTTCCCATCCGTTCCCAAAGCACCTACAACAATACCAATTGCATCATTGTCAGCGTTGTCAGTATCTCCTGCTCCACTAGGGTCGATTCCAACAACGACTCTAACAAAATCGGGTAAATCTTCCTCTTGAGTTCTCCACCGGTCAAAATAAAGGTCTGTAAATAACTGGTTAGGGTTAGCATCTGTGAACTCTCCCTCTAAAAATCGTTTTCTAAGCCTTGCTGATAATCCCTCAAGTGTCTTAATGTAGCCATCGGATAGATTCTCTTGGTTGTCCTTTGGGTTGATCTGGAAATACTTGTAATCCTCTGGGTCGTACAAATTAATCCCTGTCTCTGGGTCTCTTCTTTGAACAAACAACTTATAAGTCCAGTGGTTCTTATCGGGCGGGTTGCAGTCAAAGAACATCCTCGGTCTTAGCGGTTTCATCTCGATCTTCTTGTCAACAATAATCTGTTGATTGACCTTCTGCGCTAACCTGGTCATTGCAATACCAACCGAAGGCCAAGCTATCTGACTGGATTCGTTCAAGTAGATCGTTGAAAACTCCATTCCAAGAATCTTCTCCGTCCTTTCCTTGTCATCCAGTCCACCGAACCAAATCTCGCTTCCATTGTCAAACTTGGCAAACCAGTGTGTCTTGTCTAGCTTGTAGTTGACCGTTGGATAACAGATCTTCATCACTTTTGGAAAAGTGTCGTACACCACCGAGTTGACAACGTGATTGAACCTGAAACGTAGGATTGTGTGCCTTGACCCTCCTGCCTTGATTGCCCTGGTAACAATCTGCCGAACAATCGTAAAAGTCTTTCCTGAACGTGATCCACCAAAAAGCATGATGTAAGTGGCATCCCCACTCATCAACTTCATTGCCTCTAGTTGTTTCTCGGTGTACTTAAGCGTCATTGTCTGTAGCTACTTGCATAAGAAGTGGGCCACCAGATGCTCCGGTAATTTCTTGTTCGGTCTTGTCCCGCCATCCTAAGATGTTCTTTGCGGTAAAGATTGAAAACTGTGCGTTAAACACTCCCGCAGTCGCACCTTCGACTAAAACAGACTCTTGTAATTGCCTTGCAACTTTATACGCGTCGGAAAACTCAGGATGTTTAAGTCTTTCGTTCTCATCTTTTGCGTTAGCCCACTCATGTAAAGTGTCTCTTGTGACCCCTCTACTGGCTGCAAATCGGGTTAGTGTGGGGAATAGATTAGATAATCTTTCAGTCCGTTCTACTCCGTTGGGGAGAATAATTGTTTTCTCCGAGTATGCCGGTTGATTAAAGTAATCTATGAGTTCTTGGGCATATTGCTCTTTATAAAGAGTAGGTCTGCCTAATTTTTGGGGTTGTGATTTAACTGTTTTCTTCATGGTTGCCAATTGTATGCTTAAATTGACGTATTGCAAACTATTTGTTTACTGTGTTGAATTTGGGACGGTTCGCATAAAGCAGCGTTCTTTTTGTGCATCAATTCTTCGTGATTTACGGCGCTAACCCGTATTACCGTCCCAAAATCTTTACTGGACTGGGTTTCCGTCCGTTTGTTCGCTTTCCTTTTGAATCTTTGCCTGGTATTGGCTGACCTGGATTGCTACTTGTTGTCTGAGTTTGTTCACCAGTTGCTCGACTTGTGCCATTGGGAGACTTCCTAGTCCTGCAAAGATGATATCTGTTTCTTGAGTTGATAGATCAGAGAACGTGATTTTTAGTGGGTTCATGGTTGTTTTTGAGTTGATAAAAACGAATGTAAGTCACCTAAATAGGTTGGTGAGTATACATCTGAAATATCGAAATCTTTTGACTTTAAGCCAAGCATTGTATGCAGATCTTCTAAATAAGTTGGTGAATGTACGTCAGAATTTATATTTTGTAAAGCATTATCGTATCTAGTAACCGGCATTTTGTAAAACAATGCTGCCGATGGAGAGGTTACATCTGAAGTCATATAACCTTCGTATCCATGTTCTTTTATTAATCTTTCAAGATCACTTTCTACATTGTAAGTTTGACCTGCATTAACATTTGATCTCCAGGGATTTCTATTGGCTTCTTGGGCTAAAGTTCTTAAATTTAATGGATCTTTTGAAATGTCATATAAATTGTTTGATTGAGTTACATATTTGTAAGCACCAAGTCCAGGCTCAGGTTTTACGTCTTCTGGATTACCGGTATAGTAATATGTTCTGTCTTTAACTGCACCTGAATAATTTTTTAATCTATCTGCCTCTTGACCTGCTATTCCAGTTCCATATTTTGTTGGATCTGTATAAGTTAAATTTGGTTCATTACTAAAATGAGTTAAAAATGCAGAACTTGCAGTTTCTGGAGAAGGTTTAATTAATTTTTGAATGTACTCAGGCATCCCACCTTTATATTGAGGATCTGCAAATTCTGGAGGAAGTATTACGGATTTTTGTGGAGCAAATTGAAACTCCTCCCATAATTTATCTTTTTTCGCTTGAGCTTCCTTAATTAATTCTGGATCTTTAGTGTTTGCTATGGCCTTATCCATTAAATTAATGTTTTTCTTTAATTCTGCATTTAATGGACTGTAATTTACAACGCTATTTTGTCCTCTAGTTTCCGCAGTCATTGCTAATTTTGCAAGAGGTGAAAACATTTGAGAATGTGCGCCCCAAGCCATTTCCTCACCTTTTGGCCCAAATGAATTACCATGAACTGCATGGCCAAAATAGTCGTGAATTGCTCTAAATTTTTCGTTTGTATTTAATCCAGTCTCAGGATCAATTGCATTTAAAAAGTCGTGGGGATCGCCACCTTGATATACATAAAGATGATTATTTCCATGTACGTCTTTAAGCATTTCATCACTAGATTTGTAATTTCCTTCGCCATTTCTGTGATAACTCATGTTTACAGGCATTTCTTTAAACTGATCTTCAGTTTCTTTTGCCAATTGTTTGTATGATTTATTTACTAAATCATCATAATTTTGAATATTATGTTGCTCAATTAAATCAGGCATTTGCTTTTTATATGCCTCAAATATTGCTTTTTTGTATTCTGGGTCTTCAGTTGCAGCGTGCATAAACGTGCGACCAATTGCAGATTGTTTCTTTAAAGAACTTTCGTCCATTTCAGGCAATACATAAGGTTTGCCAATTGTCTTGATAGAATAATTATTAGCTATTTGTTTGGCTAAATTATCTGGACTTTTTACTTTAGCTTTGATCTCTTCATCCGATATTCGTGATGGAATTTGGTATCCAAATGATCCTGGGGTACTTCCTTCAATGGGCCAATTTTCTTCTCTAATTCCTTTAGAAAATGCTCCGCTTCCTTGATTGCCTGCTTTGCGGACTCTGAGGAATGGCCCTTCTTGTGCTGATTCATATAAGCCTTTAGATAAATTTGTTGATAATTCAGGTGTTTTTAATGCAGGTAAAAGTTGAGATAAGATACTTAAAGCATACCCAGCTTCACCTGAATTTTTAATGTTTGCAGCGTCTGGATGTAATACGCTAAATCCCATTTCATCGGGAGCAGTCCCAGTTAATCCTTTAATAAATGCGTATGTTTTAGGGTCTGGTAAAGTGTTTACATCCCTCAATTGAGCTAATTTTGTGCTTTTTTGTCCCTGCTTGGCAATGTTTGGATTACCAAAATAAGGCTTATCTGCATCTAATAAGTCTTGCAAGGAGGGCATTTTAGTTTATCGTCTGAGGTTGTTGATCTATTGTTACTTCTAATCCAAACTGCTTTAAAACTATAAGCCAGTCATGAGCAATGACTAAAGCGTAGCCATCACCGATTAAAGTGATGTTTACCTCTTGAGTTTCGTCATCTATGTCAATAGTGACGTTTGCCCTGCTCACTTTTTCTTTTTTTTCTTTTCAGCTTCACGCTTTTCAGAATAGGCAATTGCTACGGCTTGCTTAACTGGACGGCCTTCTTTGATTTCCGTTTTCACGTTTTCTTTAAAGGCCTTCTTAGATGCTGATTTTTTAAGCATTTTATTGACCGTGGATGATTGCGTAGTTGAGCTTTACTGCCTCAGACAATGAACCACCTGATATGTTTTGTAAGCCAATAGTTGCACTTCCGTTGCTCATTGAAGCCACAAAAGATACATAAGTTCCTGCCGTTGCAGTTCCCCCACTTACGTTAACAATCAATACATCCCTTGGGCTGATCAAAGAATTATTTAGAGTAAAAGTAACAACTGCACTTGCTGCTAAAGCTGCGTTGTTCATCGTAATTTGACCATTGGAAAAATTACAAGTAACTGCGGTTGCCTTGCTTGTTGCTTGAGTTGCGGTACTCTCAGCAGCTAAAGAATAACCAATTTGTTGATTAGCAAAAACAGTATCAAATATTGGATCGTTGACCATTACACCTAAATAATTACTCATAATCTACCCCTATTTTTTCAATTTAATCTTAGAAAGAGCCTTCATCTGCTCGTCAGCGATCCGCTTTGCAGCAGACATTCTTGACCGACTTGCCTCTATTTCTCTTGCTTGCTGAAGCGTTCTAAGGTCAGATTCTGCTTGCCATTTCTTTTCTTGAGCCATATCTCGGCTCGGCATGGAAAGAACCTCAACCTTTTTAGCGACTTTTGTAGCCATTACTTGTTACCAGAACTAATATTCTTTTGTGGGAGCATTGGAACTCCGTTGGTCAAGTTTGGCTCTTTCTTTGGGCCTAATGGAGGACGCATCATTGGTTTTGCGCCTTCTCTGCACTCAGATGCGTAATCTGCTGCGGTCTGTAGGTGACCAGGGTCTTTTAAACCTGATTTACCTTCTTTATTCTTTTCTGCGTCCGACTCATAAGTCATTCTTTTACCCATTTTCAATACTCCTTAAGGATTTTTCTGATCAGATTACCGAATTATCACAAAATCTCAAAATTTGTCAATGAAACTCGGATTTCAACATTTTAACCTTGTTTCTATAAATTTTGATAATTTCTTTAAGATTGTCAATTGTGTATTTTTTAGGTTCAAAGTCGGTTTCTAGCTGAACTACGGCCTCAACACCTATCTTTTGAATCAGATTGATCCGATAATTGATTAAATTACCAGAAAGGTGAGTATTACATGGTTGACATTGCTTATGGACGTTATTTTCTACAAAGCGTAGATTTGGTCTTGCTCCAGTACTTAAATAGTGCCCTGCGTGATACTGCCCTTGATGGTGTCTGGAACAGGAGATACATGGTTCTAGCTTGTCTCGCTCCCTAATGTATTGGTTAAATACAACTTGAGCATCTTTTAGCCAGTCTGACCTGGTTTTTAGCTTCTCCAAGGCTTTTTTTGTCTCAACCCTCTCAGTTCTATCGGCCTTTAATTTAGCCTCCTCTCGGGTCTTTCTAAGCAGTTCTACGGCACATGAATCAGAGCAAACCTTGTGGGTAATGCTCCGTTTTGTGAATTCTGCCCTACAAATCTTGCATTTAGACATTTTGGGAGTCCATTTGGTTGTTCAGCAAGTTAGGGCAGAAACAAGGAAAATTCCCTAAGTACAACATCCTGGAGTGCCTTGTTAACCTCCCAGGTGTCATTTTAGGGTCTTCCAAGCAAAGATAGAACACAATAAATTAAAACAATATAAATTGCGTATTCAATCAAGTTTTCAATTTGGTCAAACCAATCTTTCTCAATTCCTAGTAGCCATTCCTGTATCCAGTCTTGATCTGGGTTGTATTGATCCCTTAGTGGCGGGTCGTATCTGCAACCAATCTTTATCTTGCCGGTGTCGTAAGGAGGTACTTTAGGCATTTTTTCCCTTTAATTTAGCATCTATTGCGGTATAAATCATAAGAAAGTCTGCAAAATCCAAATGAACTGCATATTTGTTGTAATTTATATTGTAAATTTCAGATTGTTCTTCGGTAGTTAACCCTACCCATTCTTTAGTTTGTGGTTTGGCGTAGAGTTTTGTCCCCTCTGTTAAAGGTGCGTTAGCAAAACCCCAAAATTCTTTTGTTCCTTCGGGTGTTAGGCGATGCCCCATGTAAGTACCCCAAGGCTCACCCTGCTCTTGCTTCTCTGCCTCTGTAATAGCTTGGATTTGCTGATAAACGTATCGCAAGGCGTATTGCGCCCCATTAGATAGTTTGCTTTGAGGGTCAGTGAGCACAAGTTCAATTTCGTCTAGCATTGCTTGTTGCATTACTTCTTTAGTCATGTGTTTTTCTCCTTTGTCTCCTCAAAATCAAACCACTCATGTATTTCGTTAAGCACTTCATTCACGATTGATTGATTAATATCTGCTTTACTAGGGGCATCGTTATGCTTGTACGCTCTTGTATGACCAAGCACTACTCCGTCAGTAATACACGTTTCAAGTAGTTGTAGGAATTTTGGTGTCATGTGTTACTCCTTAATACGTTCTTTACAAATTTCATACTTTATATATGGAGGTCTTATTGGACGTATAAAACGTGGGTATTGACCATATTTGTAAAAATCCGCAGGCGTGTGTTCATAAATATCGATATGGTTTAAAGGCTCGTAGATTGGAACTTTAACCAAACGGTATGGTGTACTGTCTTTCATGTGTTACTCCTTAATGCCGTGTGCGGATTCGATTGCTCTGGCAAAGTTCAAGTAGAAATCCAAACCTTTTGTGATGGAAAAGATTTCTTCAATCTGCTCATCCGTCAAAGGCTTGCGTTGTTGTGGTGTGGTGTAGAGAGGCTTTATTTTTCTAAATAAAGTTGGTTCGTTAGGGGGTTGCACAAAAGCTACTTCAGGAAACCATTCCATTTGTCCGTGAATTGCATGGCGATATTCTTCATATTCCCACGCCACAGGTTCACCCTGCTCTTGCTTTAGTGCTTCTTCTAGGGCTTTAATAGCACTTTGAGCTTTATCTGCCCAGTCACCACTAACGATTTCATCGTGCCAATTACATCCTCCAAAAACTTCAAGCGCTTGTTTTATTGCTTCTTTAGTCATATTCTGTCTTCCTTATTTATTCCAAGTTGTATTTCCTCTGATCTGATCTGCCTATCCAAATAGTTTCTCAACCATTGGATTCCCCCAAGTGCCTTAAACATATCTCGCTGATTTTCAGTCATTCTCAAACCAATGTTTACTTTTGATCCTGTAATCTCACTTTTCTGCCTCGGCATAATCATCCTCAAATTTTACGTTATGTTCAGCACCAAAAGCCATGATCAACTCCAACAGTTCGCTCATCTCGCTTTTGTTCATTTTAGAAGTTGATTGACCTAAAACCACAAACCCAGTTCCATCAATGTTTGGTACAACCTCTTGTTTTTTAATCGCAGACGAAAAGATGTGTTTCCAATCCTCTGCGCTTAGTTTCCTTCCATGCCAGACTACTTGTTTAGCAATGTCTGCCAAAGATGCCCAAAGTTTGCTATTTTGCTCCAAAGATCGGGTCATAGGCTTGCACTCTACAACCCAACCCTCGGGAGCTACTGAAACAAACTCTTTAGCCCTTTGCCTTGCCTCAGAGTGGCTGAGAACGAATATTCTTTTGTCCGTACTCATACATTGTCTTCTTTAGCATTTGATACATTGATCGACCTGATTCTTTTTTAAGTTGAGTTTGTTTGCCAACTCGCCTTACATCTGTCTCATAAGTTTGATCAGAAACGTCAATGTTGTTTTCTCTTAATGATTTTCTGAGTGCTTTTGCTTTTTTAGAATTCATTTAATTACCTCTGCTGATTTAATTTTGCACGAATCGCCATCAAACACTACTTTTACATTTGTATTATGAACAGTTGTTGTATTAGCAAATGAATGTTCTGAATGCAAATAAAAATATCTAACAATATCTGGCTTAGGTTCTGGTTTTATTCTGTATTTCAATTCTAAATTCCAAGATGGTTCTTCAGTAAAAATCCATATATCTAAGTCTTCTACATAACATTCAATTTCAGCACCATCAGCCCATGCCTTGATTAATTCTGCGTGTTTATGTTTCATATTAAAACTTCCCATCAAAAATATTACGCTTAGGTAGACATTGCAAATCAATCACAATATCCGTTAAGTATCCGCTGACCAATCTTTTAGAGAATACCGGCACTGCCCTAAGTCCTGAGTTTTCGCATTGGATCGTAGCCGAGATTACTTCCTCCCTGCTCATCTGCTGCACCTTGGGGTCAAGAACAATAGGAACTACTGGAGGGTTAGCGTATTGAACCGGCGAAGGAGTTGTCGAACATCCTGCAAGAATTAAAAGTATAAGTAAATATTTCATGATTAAGCCTTTAATGAATAAACTGCAACGATTACATCTTTGCCAAATTGGTTTTTAACATGCTTTCTTGAGGAAACTATCTTTTTACCATCGTCCTTTAAATTTCTGATCCTCGCTGCCAATCTAAAGCATCCAAATAGCTTAAGAGCATCCATTGCGGTTATCGACTTACCTTTTTGTAAATAATTTAATATTTGTTCGTTTTGTGATTTCATCTTCAATTTTCCTTAGTTGTTAATAAATTTACACTTTCTAACTCTTTGATTCTGTTTCCTACGTCCCTCCCTAAGTTTTTAAATATTGGCTCGGTTTTCATTTTCTCTTTCACAATCCCTCTTGTATATTCTCTCCAACCTGGTCTTAGTGCTAATTGAGCATAGAACTTGACGATTGATTCATACTCTGCATCCCAGTCAAACATTTTCAAACATCCAGATTCGCATTTCAGGCTTTGGTCTAGTTCCACTGTTTGATCTACCGTCTTTTACCGGTCTGACCCTTTTAAACTCATCACGTCTGATAGGATACTTTGCTCGGTCTAATTCTTTGATTGGTATGTCCCAATTTGGGACTGGTTGCCAGATAGTTTTAATCATACCAACTCCAACGACATTTGTTTTACTCGATCTTTTTGTAATTTTTCATAATTAGGATTTAATTCACATCCTAAATATTTTCTGCCTAATGTTTGAGCTACTTGAGCAGTTGTTCCTGATCCCATAAATGGATCTAAAACAACTCCACCCACTGGAGCACCCGCCATTACACACGGCTCAATTAATTCGTTAGGAAATACTGCAAAATGCGCCCCTTTATATGGTTTTACAGGAACAGACCAAACACTTCGTTTGTTAGCCATTTCATAAGATTTTTCTAATCCTGAATGTGGTTGTAAACCAGTTCCTTCGTTATGGTATTTGCCGTTAGTTCTATCCCTAGTGCCCCAATCATCTTTTACGGGTTCTTTTATAGAGTCCATATCACAAAAATACTTTTGTTGTTTTGTCAAAAGAAAAATGTATTCATGCGATTTTGTGCATCTGTCTTGAACCGATTCAGGCATAGGATTGGGTTTGTGCCAAATAATATCCTGACGTAAATACCATCCAAAATCCTGCAAGGCAAATGCTAATCTCCAAGGCATACCCATTAAATCTTTTTGTTTATACCCATTACCTATGCGGTTTACTACTTTTTCTCTGGGGTTTCCAAATCCTGCTCTTCCATTGTTTGAGGCTACAGAACTATTGTTTGCATAACTATCACCCAAATTGACCCAAAGAGTTCCGTCATCTTCCAAAATATCATAAACACAAGCAAAAACTTCGACTAAATTAGATATAAATTCTTGAGGAGTTTCTTCGTTTCCTATTTGCCCATCAACGCCATAATCACGCAAGCCGTAATAGAGAGGACTGGTAACACAAGTCTGAACTTTTATTCCTTCAGATGCCCATTTCCTCATAATTTCACGACAATCACCAAATTCAATTTTATTCATCGTCCTATCCCCTTCAATCTTTCCCTTAAATACTCAGGCATCGGAACTGCCTTTGCTTTTTCCTCATCCAGTTTAACAAGGTAAGGATCACGAACTTGAACCATCGTAGAAGTCTCAGGAATCTCAGCTCCATCCCATCTCTGTTGATTTAAATAGACTAGGGGCGCAGGAATAAAAGCACCGTTGTCTTTGCGCCATTGATCGGTTGTTTTCATCCACTCTACATGCTTAATTATTTGATCAGCGCATGAATCAAGGTAAGTCTTAATCCAAACCTTCTCACATTGAGATTTAGCCCCTTTTCTGGTTGATCGAGGCCATGACTTCCAAAATACTTCAAACTTATTTTCCATTCTGTCTTCCTTTTTCTTTAGTTAAATCGGTAATCAGTATCGTGCTTATTTCCTTTAGATTTATTACATTTAGGACATAAAATTTGTAAATTATTAGGTGAATCAAATAATGATGGAAATAATTTTCGTGGTTTTATGTGATCAACCTGTATGTCGTTCCATTTTTTAGGAGTTTTTTTACATCTCATGCAATTAATTCCATGAAACGCAATGATTTGAGCTTTCAACAAAAACCATTCTGGTGTTGATAAATAATCTTCAGAGTTTTTTAAAAAATAAGCCATTTCGTTATCATTAAATGATTTATTAAATTCAATTGATCTTTTTTTTATAGAACTAGCTAATAACTTTTCTTTATTTAATATTGTTTTATTTATCATCTTAATTCATCTTTGGTGATTGTTTGAGCAAAGCACAGCCTTACCGCATCAATATGCAATAAACGCTCTGTGCTTGATAACTTCCTCTTTGGAGCCATGTCATCGCATCGCACTATGCCAGACTGTTTCAACCACCACGCTCTAGCAATTCGCCCACGTTCCTTGCTTTGGTTTGCTCGTGTTGCAAGGTATCTCAAATCAAACCATCGACGTACCGCATTTGATTGTCCAAAAGCAAAAACCCCATAATTCTCTCTGCGGTCTTGGCTCTTGGCGAGAGCAACAACAAACGATTGACTGGAATCAAAAGTTCGCTTGTCGTCTGACAAGACCGCACAGTAAACTATGGGGTTCAACGATTCCAGTCTTTCGTCCAGATGCCACTCTAGACGCTTGTTAGTATACATTAATTTATTTCCTTAAACCATTCTGGTCTTAAAACTTTTAATTGCCAAATACGCCCCTCTGGGATTTTTACCCAATTGTGAACGCTCTGACGCTCAATCCCCAGTAACTTTGCCAGTTTGCTAGGAGATCCTGCGAGTTGTATTGCTTTTTGTTTGTCCATGTCGTAATTGTAAGACAAATCTTACAAAATTATCAAATAATTGAAAATATTTTAATAAATGTGGTTTTTAAGTAAGAAATTGCTTACAATATACCCAGACGCTACAAACCTGTACGTCATTTTTAACTAAGGAAAACTAAAGATGGAAAATAAAAATCTCCCCTCAAAATCCAATTTGGATTACTACCGTGATGGATACCAAGATGGTATCGTATCAGTCCTAAATCTAGTCCATGACTACACCGGACACAAAATAACTTCCCAGGCTGAATTAATTAAGTTTGTTCGCAGACTTGAGCTTGATGCTTTATATCCACCACTTAAGGAGATCAAATAATGGACAAAGAAGATAAATTAGTCGTTTACGCTTGCATCATTATTTGCGTATTTATTATTGGATATTTAACAGGGGCACAGGTATGACACAAACTAATCAAGGCGGGAAATTAATTGCTACGGCATTTGTCAAAGCTCAACGTGAGTTTGGCCCTGCGCTTAAATCTTCTACAAACCCTCATTTCAAGTCTAGGTATGCTGACCTGTCCGCTTGCGTTGAGGCAGTAATAGACGCTTTAAACAATAACGGCATTGGCATGATGCAGAAACTGTATGAAGATGCTACAGGAGTTAGCGTAGAAACGGTTTTTTTGCATGAATCAGGGGAAACTATCGAGTGCGGTGTTTTGCACGTTCCTGCGTCCAAACAAGACCCCCAAGGGTATGGATCTGCTCTTACATACGCTCGTAGATATTCTTTAATGTCTGCCTGTGGGATTGCTCCTGAAGATGATGACGGCAATTTAGCATCCAAACCTAAAACTGTCGTTCAGCAACCGGTTTTTAACGAATCCGTAGCTGCCGATCTGGTCACCGCTATCGGAGACTGCCAGGACTTAGACGAATTGGAAAAGGCTTTCAAAGTAGCTTACAAATACTGCGTAAACAACGAAATGTATAAATCTGCTACCGTTAAGGCTAAAGATCAAATGAAGACAAAATTAGGGGCTAAATAATGACAACACAAAACGAAATCAGAGCATCCGAGTCACAACATTGGTATACCAGGTTGGGTGAGCCAATGTATACAGTTATTGGTAAAAATGGAAAAGAAAGACCGACAACTTTAAGAGACGGTAGAGCATTAAATTTAGTCCCAAGTGTTACAACAATCCTTAATGTCGCAGCTAAACCGGCTTTAAACATTTGGATTCAACGCCAAGTTCTAATGGCTGCACTAACCTTGCCAAAGCGTCCAGACGAGTCCGAGGAGGACTGGATTAGCCGAATTATGCAAGACTCCAAGGAGGAGGGCAAAGAGGCAGCTAACCGAGGTACTGAAATCCATGCGTCCATTCAAGGATACTTTGAGGGCAAAGGCTACGGTAATCACCCAGATCACGTTCAATCTTTTGAGGACTTGATCACCGAGAATTATGGACGGCAAACTTGGATTCCTGAAATGAGCTTTGCCAATGAACTTGGATTTGGAGGAAAGACCGACTTACATACCACCGCAGGGCATGGAGTTGTGATTGACGTTAAGACCAAGGAATTTGACAAGGATGACAAGATTGTTGGCTATGACGAGCACTTAATGCAACTTGCAGCTTACCGAATGGGACTTAGACTTCCGCATGCTGAGTGTGCCAATGCTTTTGTATCTCGAACCGTACCTGGCTTAGTTGTCCTCCACAAATGGACGGAGGAAGACCTTAAAAAAGGTTGGTTAATGTTCACTAACTTACTTCAATTTTGGCAGACTAAAAATGGACACAAATAGATATTTAAACTATTACGAACTTAGGCATCTGGAGTGGTATTACATGGTTCTAGCTTTTGACCAGTTTGAAAAGCATGATGTACTTCACTGGATGTATTTATTTAACTCGGCTCAATACCGAACTTTAGCAGACGAACTAATATGGAGCACAAATGTTCAATCAAATTCAAATTATCGGTAATGTTGGCAAAGACCCACAAATAAGGGCCATGCCTTCGGGAGACTTAGTGGCTAACTTTTCTTTAGCAACGTCTGAAAAATGGAAAGACAAGTCTGGAGAATCCCAAACTAAAACCGAGTGGCACAATGTTACTTGTTATGGAAAATTAGCTGAAATAGCTGAAAAGTACATTAAAAGTGGGAAAATGCTATTTATCCAGGGTTCGCTTGTAACCCAAAAATATACGGATAAGAATGGTATTGAAAAAACTTCCCACCATATCAAAGCAGACACAATCCGCATGCTTGGAGGGGAGAAAGATTCCGCTAAACATCCACAAAGTAATCAAAAACCTTCCAATACTGGATCGGGCTTTGATGACATGGACTCAGACGTACCCTTTTGATCGGAGTAAAAATGGACGCACTAATTGATTCTATTATTTTTGCATCAATAATAATGCTTGCAGGGTTAGTCTCAACTGGTGCGTTTATTTTCTTTCTTTACTTAGTAGGAGTTTATGATGACTGAAGAAGAAATATTTGCATTAGCCGTAAAAGCAGATTTATACCTTGATTCAGATGAATCAGTTATTAAATTTGGGAAACTAATAGCAGAAAAAGAACGTGAGGAATGTGCAAAATTGTGTGAAAAATTAGTTTTAGAAGATGATTCTTTTTACGGTGAATTTTCTGGCGGAAAAGATTGTGCTAAAGCTATACGAGCAAGGGGACAAGAATGACTAGAGATGAAGCGATAGAAAGAATACAGAAATTCTTAGACAAAAGCAGTCACCACAAATGGAAAGAGGTGCAAGAAGCTATTGATTTTCTAAAGAATGATAAGCCTTATGTCGAAAGTAATTACAAAACTTGGGAGAAAGCCTGGCACAAAGGCTATGATGCAGGGATAGAACAAAGTAAGAAATACGACAAAATCCTAAGTTATTAATTTACTTTTCCTTTTATTCGACCAATCCTGATAATTAATTCTTGGTCTTCCTGACAATCTTTAGAGCAAAATTGAGAATTTGGCAAAGCAGTATCGTTGCAAGTTAAGCAAAATCCGGTGTACTTTGCCTTTTCTCTTTGCCTGATTGCGTTCAGTGCTGATTCCCTGTGCATTTCCTCGGTGTAATGTGCGTCATCTGCTATATCGTTCATGATAAAAATAATGTTTTTTCCTCTAATCTTCTTTTTTCAAGACCTGGAATAACCTTGTGTGCAGCTACGTCCCAAACCTCAAACTGTTCACTTGCCATTTTATAGTTGCCTTTATTTAAAAGTTTAAGCAAGGTACTATTAGCAAAGTTATGCGCTCCAATGTTGTATATCAAATCTAAGCAAGCATCGTACATATTTTGAGTTATTTCAACCTTAATCAACTCGTTTAGCTTGTCTTCAAAAGGTTTTAAGATAATATCAAACAACTCGTAAACTCTTTCCTGAGTTATTGGAGGATCTTCCATAGTTACTTTTGTTCCGTCTTCATAAAACGTATTGCCGATTCCAATAGTAGGAATACCTACAGAGTCTAAATAAGGCTCTAGCCTAATACCTTCATGACGAATAATTAATTGTTTACCGTTTTCTGATACTTTCATTTAATCTCGCTTTGTTGTCTAATCCAGTCTTGCAAAGCCATCAATTTCACTGTTTCACTGGCGCAGTCGTGTTCAATAGATATTGTGTCTTTGGGGATGCCATCAATTCCTCTGGAGGAGATGGAAACTTGGGACATTGAACTGCTACCGGTATCACTTGGGGCTTTGAGGCGCAACCCTGCATAATAACTATCAACAAGAGCCAACTTAGCTTTTTCATTTGATACAACTCCTTGGGTAATTGATTTTTGCTCTACAACTTCGGTTTTTACTTGCTCTTGAGC